CTTGTTCTGATACAACCTCTTTAACAGTATTGTCGATAAAGTGATTGTTTTTAATCCTTGGACTGGTTCTTGTTATTTGTTCTCTTTTTATACATCCAGAACAAATATCAGGAACCTTATTGTCCAGCGCTTGCCTTCTAAGTTTGGTTATAAATCGTCCATTTAAAATATCGTCGGAGTCATTTTTATCTTTTATTGATGCTTGACCATCGCTTGCAAAACAGCAAGGATAGATATCACCATTTAATCCTATCGATACATACATCCCATGGGATAGATAACCACACTCAAACATTACAACCCTAGTACTCTCGCAGGTGATTCTAAACCCTTAGAGGACTTGTAGTGGTTCTTTAGATAGTCTACAATCTGCTCGAAGTAAAAAGGATCTTCAACTTCTTTAGCAGCTTGCTCAAAGAACTTAGTCAGCTGACTAATAGTAACAGAATCTACATGATCAGCGAGACCAGCTCGATGCATTTTACCGGGACGTTGCATTATAAAAACTCCAAGTTGTATATGTTAGTATCTGTAATGCCACAAGCTAACCTTATAGCATTATTCTTACTAAACTTAACATCCCCTGTTTTTAGATAAGAGTCAAGGAAATATTCGACATAAGGTTCCTCAGTCCCTCTTTTTCTGCAAAAAGCTAAACCATCATTAAAATCTTGAGCTTTTGGATATAAATCCATTTTTCTACCTCATCCTAACAACTCATTGATATAAATATCTATGTTAACAGATTTCAACAACCAAGGGATGTAAATGACTTCTCTGCAACTCACAAATATCTCCGAAATTAAAAAAGGTCCAATGTGAAGAACACTGGACCTTTCTCTTTATTCCGTCAGACTATAGATTGGATGAACCCCACATTTGCTCCAATCATTTCCTTAGGGTCTAAGACCAAATGACCACTTGCCTCTAGTACCTCGGCCCCCACCGATAGATACTGATATAGCCTGCCAGAATTATTTATACCGAAAGTCCATAGGAAGATGTTATCTCCCTAAAAAAATTTGGTGTGTATCCATCAAAACCACCTCCTAAATTTAGGTGCCTTGCTAGATCTTTTGCTCTTTGTTCAGAGTCTTTCCCTTTAAATGAACGCAATTTCAATTCATTTGCTGTTTCATATACTACGTGAAACATTCCTTCTTTAATAACTTTGTAACCTCTCAAAACTTAAATCCTTCAAATTGTTGTCGTATACCTACTTCAGTATGATCAAACGCAGGTGCATCATCAATAATATCATCTTGTGCAACTTGCTCCACATTATGTAGTGTCATTCTAGATCTATCTACTCCTACTACAAATCGTCTGTTAGTATTAGGATCACTATATCTATTCTTTAACTGTTTAATCAATAATTGTCCGAGTTCTTCGAGTTCTTCAGTGCTAATAAGCGCAAACATAAAGTCAGCAGTCGCTGGCAGACCAAAGCTCTCCGAGGTGTCTTCAAGCCCCACATCACTAGACGTGTAACCCGATCTTGTGGTTTGTGTCGCAGTGACGATTGGCAAGTCGAATTCCACAGCGAGTCCGCGTAACTCTTCTGCAATCGCTTTGACATACGTGTACGAATTGACTCCTGCTCCATAACGAATCCTCGAACTCATACAAATATTCAAGTAGTCAACATAAATGATATCTGGAACAAAGTTTTGTTTGATCTTTAACTCATTTAGAAGATGTCGGAAATGGTTTGCACCAGCACCTGTTGTAGGATACTCCTTAATCTTAACTCGACCCTTGAAGTTATTCTTAACTCTATTTATTTTCTTCTCAAAACTGTCTTTAGGAATCTCTTGTAGCTCATCTAATGTTATGCCCATTAGGTTAGCATCAATACGTTCTGCAATTCTTTCCTCAGACATTTCTAACGTAATGTATAATACGTTCTTATTGTCTCTTAGATTAGCTGCAGCACAATGACACATAAACAAAGACTTACCCACTCCAGTGCCAGCCAATGCCACGTTAAGGGTTTTATTTGACAAGCCACCCTTCGTAATATCGTTGAGCTTGTCGAGATCAAACTTTGTCTTAATTTCTTTGCGGTGATAAAAATCAAATCTAGCATCTGCATCCTCAATGTAGTCATGTCCAATATGAGCGTCAAAAGATACACCCAAAGCCTGATGCAAAAGGTCTGGTATAGATCCTTTGTCATTCTTACTCTTGCCTTCTAATATCTGAATGCTGTCCATGATAGCATTGTATACAGCTTTATCTTGACAGAACTTTTCAGTCTGATCAACAAGCCATTCAATACTATCATCAGATGGCTCAAAACTTTGAACCATATCGACAGCACCTTTGTAATGATCTTCTGAAAACTTATCGAAGTCTGAAAGCATAACATTGAGAGCCTCCTTGGTAGGAGGTTTGTTATACTTATCAAAAAACTCTACAATACAGTTAAGCGTAGTTCTTTCACTAAAATCAGGAAAGTACTCTGCTTTAATGTATGGAAGTACTTTTCTTACGTAGTCTTCATTATGAATCAGATTCGATAGAATCAACTTCTCTATCAATTACGTTGCCTCCATAACGGTAATGGTCATTCACATATTCTTCAATACGACTCATAACTTGTTCGTTGAAGTATTTGTCAGGCTCTTTCATTATTTGCTTTGGATAGACCTTTGAACCATCATCAGTCTCAATCCTATTAGCAACCTTTTGCCATACTCCACACTCAACTGCAAAGTCAACCATTCCATACCAACGATCGAGTCCAGTTTTATAATCAAGCAACACACTTGCTTCTTTATTTTCCATAGACAAACGAGACTTAAACATCTTAACTTTAATGATGTTACCTATTACTTCAGTTCCATCTCGTTCCTTCTTCTTAGACAAATATGCAATTGTACTTGCAGCATACTTTAGACCAGAACCACCGCCCATTTCCTTCATAGGAACATAGCTACCAATCACATCATACACGTGGTTAGTAACTAACAATGGGACCTTAACCTTAGCTAGCTTCAATGTAAGTACACGGAACGTACCTTTGATCTGCTGAGACTTAGTCATATCTCTAGTATCATTACCTGCAGCACTATCTGCTAGTTCTTTCTCTGATGATAGAAGACCTAGTGAGTCAAGTACCATCATCATAGGTGGTCTATCTTCTTCTTTAGCCTTTTCATACTGCTCAATAACTTTGAGAGCATGTGTCCTAAACTTCTGAATAGAATCTGGCTCAGCTATGATAACTCTACGAGTATCAATGCCACGATCTTCCATCATTTGTTTAGTAACAGCAGCTTCAGTATCGTAGTAAACAACACCACCAGTAGGATGGTCCTTTAAGAATTGTGTAACTACACCGAGTACAAAGAAGGTCTTTCCTGTAGCAGATTCTCCAGCAAAAGCAGTAACTTTGTTATTAGGAACTCCACCATAGATAGATCCTGATATAACTGCATTAAGAGCATAACTTCCAGTATCGATAGTACCAGAATACTCCCCAGAAGAAATACCATCAGCAGCGATCGAAGTGTCTTCATCTTTAATGTCCTCTGCGAGATTTCTAAAGAAATCACTCATCGTATTCTCCTAACAAACCAGACCATTGTTTGAGCTTTTCACGTTTATGTTGCGCACAATCCTCAACATTACTCCAGGAGAACATATCCCTTTCATGCATGAGATTGAGCATACAATATATGTCACCAATTTCTGCCTCAAGTCGATCATATCCCTGATCAAACCTTATAACTTTAGATGCTTCCATGATTGCTTCTGAACACTCTTCCATAAAGATAGTTAGAAGTTCTTGATCATATGCATGTGCCTTCATACTAATTCCTCCACAACACCAAGCGCTTCAGCAAATATAAGAAGAGCACCAGCTCCAATTACTTGGCCAAGAATTAGACAGACTCCAGCTGCAATACGAAATCCACTTTTCACATAGCTTACATTATTATGAGTTAACTTCATTATCAATCCTTTACGTTATCGACTCCATGAGCAATACGCCACATAAGTCTATCTTCCATTTTATCAAATTCCCACCTTTTGTGGAGAGTAATATCTTGATCAGACATTACGAGGTCACCATCCTCCCAGAAGTGATGATACATATATTCTTCCTTGAGGACATGCTGTCTGAGCCATCCCCATTCGTCTTCCCAACCTTCAATAGAATTAACTTCATCTTCTTTAAGTAAACCCATACCAAAAACTTGATACATTGGGAAAAACATACCTGTCTTACCGTATTTGTCAAGAACAAGTGGCCATAACTTACGATCATTAATATGATCAATAAATGATGGATCATGACTAAATCTACCTATTTTATGGCCTATAGTCAACCCTAATTTTTTATAAAAGTCTCTTTTATCATCAGATAAGTCATTCCATGCTTTACTTGTATCAAGCCAAGATGTTTGACTTCCAACAGATCCTTCTACGGAATATAGTGAAACGTATGAATGTCTCTTTTCATTCGATGGCTTATTACAATGCCAGTCGAGATCTTCTTTATCCCCAAAGAATCCAGTACGTCTACCATCTGGAGTAAGTTTACCTGTAACTCTCATTACACCAGGTGCAGTACAATAATCTATGTATCTCTGTCTAGTAGAAGGAGACTCAATTGTATTTGCCCAATGTGCCATATTCTCTGGTGTATTAGGATCATCATACAAGTTTACCTTATTTGAATATCCTTCCATATCACCACAGCCATGGCACAATCTTTGTAGTACTTTAGGATCTAAATTAGGATGACCTTTAATTACTACTACTTGGTTGTACTTTAACAGTTTTCCAATTTCAAGTATTTCTTCATTAGTAATAGTATGTAAATCACACTTTACTTCATATCCCCACCCTACATTTAATTTAGTTGCTTCAATCATTTTTAAATCCTTTATATAAGAAGCGTCAAACCATTAAGATTGATAAACCTCTGTAAGTTTATCTCGGAACGATTCCACTTTGTTTAATCTGTCAGGCCAGTAAATATATTCTTTATCTGGGTTCTTTTGTAAGTTATTTAATAGTGGTAAAATCATATTATATAACGTGTCACATTTTTCTTGCATAGTTAAGGCTGTAGTTTCAGCCTCAGCTGCTGCTGTTACTTTTTGTTGTACGACATCCAGCTCATCAGCATCCATTGCTGTAAAGCCAAAGTCAAAGTCAAAACTTTCTGCTGCCATCAGAAAAAGTCCTCCAGTGTTGCTTGCCCTTTCTCCAACTTCCAATCAATAATCTCGGTTATAGACTTCATAGGTTCTATAAACGATTTCTCAAACATCATATCGTAGTCAATATACTTCTCTAATCCAAACTGCTTAGGAAGTACACTAGCTACAGCAAACACATTCTCTCTAATTGGGTTAGGTAGTTTCATGTAACAGAACTTAACCTTATCACCTTCATAGATTGGGTTGTAGTTGTTTTCCAGGCTTTCCTTTTTAAGTAGATGATTATACATAAGTGCTCCACGAACATGGATCGGGGTAGCCTTAGCGTATATCGTGTCCCTGTCTCTATATTTAGATAAACCCTTGCACCCTCGAGGAAAAGCAACATCCTCAAATGGTAACTCCATGTATTTTTTTCTGAAATCAGAAACAAACTGCATCAAAGTTTGCTCATCTTTCTCCATAATCAACTTAATAGCCTTCTTCATCTGATCCCTACAAATAGCTGGAATCGAAGACCGTTGTGTTTCAAGACCCATAATCTTTAGATATGGTTCTTTATATCGTACACCTTCCATATCAAACACATGAAGCGCATATCGTTTCTTAGCAGTCCACACTCCTTTATCAGCAAGTGCTTCCCGCTTCATAATCATCTTCTGCTCGTATGCGTTAGTAGTCTCAGCAAGCTTCGCGTAACACTTATCAATAAATGGTTCAAAAACTTGAGAGGCAGCTTTATCCATCCAATCGATGACCTTTGACTCAGACGGTATCTCTGTGCCAAAAGTATGCTCAACCAAAGCATCAAGCGTGATATACATCGAATCCGTATCACAAGCAATTACATAATCCCTTCCATTAGTCTTCAATAGCTTATTCATATAGTCGTTGATATGCTTTTCCATCCAACGAATAGATAGCTGACCAGACAATGTAATAGACTCAGCATACTTGATATCAAACCATCTAAAGAATTCGTTACCAAGTGCACCATAAGCACTGTTCAGCTGAATCTTCTTAGCCATCTGCATATTGTCAGCTTTAGAGATTTCGGACGAGTAGTCCTTACCAGTATCTTGTTGCATCTGTTTGTACTCAAGCATCTTCTTCTTAAACACAACTCGATCTTGGTACATCTTTTCCATAAGTGTAGGAAGGAAACCTCTGAAGTCTTTCGTGTACATCGCACCAGATCCACAAACAGAAGCATTCTTCTCCTTCATAAGGGATCTGATATTAGGATCATCTAATACACCATTAATGATATCTTGAGGTGCTACAGTTTTACCTATATGACCGAGGTAAGTATCTGGTCCAATATTGTATTGCATAATCAAGTGCGGATACAGACTGTTCAAGTCAAAAGAAACAATCCACTTGTGTAGACCAGGTAGAGGGTCCTTAACAAACGCACCCTCAACTTGTCTTTCCTTACCAGTAGGATTCTTGTTAGGAACAACAATGCCTCTATCTAGTAGATGGTTATGTATAATAACATCCCACATTCGCACAGAAGTAAGAGAGTCAATATAGTTAACCTTACCATCATAGGCGATAGCATATACAAGCTCTAATAGTCCTAGCTTCTTTTCTAGTCTATCAACAAGCTCCACATCTCGAATGTTGTACTCAATAAACTTCTGATGATCATTACGATACAAAGACATAAGACCATCATATTCACTATAGTCTAGCTTACGTTCACCAAGCTCTACGAATGCAATATTATCAAGTCTGTATGATTCTTGTTGAGAATAAGTAAACTTTTGATAAAGAGAGAGATAGTCCAGGACTGAAATTCCAACGAGCTCAGGTCGTTCATTTACAACTCCTTCTCCAAAGCCAGCTTTGGTAAATCTACGTCGAGCAATTCTGTTGTATGGACTGAGAGATTTAGCATCCTCAATACTCAACATTCTAGCTATACGGTTAATGATATATGGAACGTCGAACATCTCAACGTTCCATCCAGTGATTACATCAACATCCCATTCGCGCCATTGATAGATGAACTTAAATAGAAGTTCTCTTTCGTCTCTACACTTAAAATACGTTACACGTTCATCATCTGTATGGAAGTCACCTAGACCAAAGACTATAATAGTCTCGCCTTTTTTAACAGTAATAGCAGTAATAGGTTTAGCAGCTTCTTGGATATCAGGGAATCCTTCGTCAGCTGCAACCTCGATGTCGATGTTAATTACATTAATGAGAGATGGGTCATACTCTAATGTCCCAGGAAATGTGTCGTTTAAGTAAACATAAACGTGATCAAAGAAGTTAGATAGACCATAGAGATTGAATCCATCTACGTCTTTCCACTCCTTCTTGTATCTTTCTAGCTCAGATATACTACTAAAGTCTATACGCTGAACGTGCTTGCCAGTAATCGTTCT